AAAAGTGAGTACGACTTACACGATGAAACTCTTATAGGCTGTATCGAGGCTTCCAAGTTAGCGGTTATGGATTCGTTAACTATAGACTTTGGAAGTGAAATAGACCTAGATGATGATGATGATGAAGAGGTTTAATTTTTGGTGAAAAAATCTGAAGGGGTTACGCTATATACGCTGTCGTAAAAAACCCCCTTGGTACACCCTAAAAAATAGCTGTGGGTAGGGTAGTGTTAGAAAATAAGTAATTAATACTTTTCGTAAATCTCTGGCAATCAATAGGTTTATGACATTAAATCGCACAATATGGATTATGTCTAATTGTTAATGATCAACGACTTAGGTAATAATCTATCCTTATTGCAAGTAGTTTGCATTAAGTAATTGTTATTTATGTAATGACAGCTTGAAAGCATGACGTCATGACTTCACTTGTAAATTTGTTATTTCTTCTTTGTTTAATTTTCAATCTTTTTTGAAATCATTGAAATATTATTCATTTATACGCAACACCGCTTAAACACTACAAATTATCCTTTGATCTTTTCATAAGACATTGCCAGTTATAGCTTTACAAGAAATCTTTTCGCTTTAACTCTATAAAAACTATCTTGTTAAAACTTTTTTAATATTTTGTAGATCCATTGATTATCAATAATTTAGCTACTGATTTTTTAATTATAGCTATTGACAGCTGTGGTATAGTTGAATTCGAACCAAATTATTAATTACAAAATAGAAAAACAAATCATGTTTATTATCTCATTCCATTGCAAATCCAGTTGTAAAGCTTTTATCAAAAAGAATTCTATAGCTGATACTGAGCTATTAGAAAAGGGTATTACTTACATTAAAGTAAATAACTCTTTCATGAACCAAGCTGACTGGATCAATTCCAGTTATGTTTATCAAATCAATAAAATATAAATATTAAAATGAAAAACGATTATAAAACTTTATTAACTCGATATCGATTAAATGGCGATTGGATCACAAGTGAAAGCCAAAATTTAGAGGAATCTATGTTAAACTATCGCAAATTATTGAGATCAAGATTAATTAAAAATCGACCTGATAGGTACTCATTTCAATATAGATTTAAACATCAAAACGATTGGATAGCATCATGAAACCCAACGGATTTTTAATACATGAGGGAACCAAGAACGGCGAAAAGTTTGCTGTTATTGCTACCCTTAAAACTTCTAATCGTAAAACAGGTAACATGATTCAATTATGGATTTTGTTATCTGATCATAGTCCAGTAGAAGGAGTTAAAAGCGGTCTTGATGCGTCAACAATTTGTACAGGGTGCAAGTTTGCGTCGGGGAATGGCTGTTATGTCAATGTAGGACAAGCTCCAAATAGTATTTGGAAAGCATATAAGCAAAATAAGTATCCTAAATTGGATCCTTTCTTATACGATAGTGTTTTCAACGGTAGAAAGGTTAGATTTGGTGCATATGGCAACCCTTCTTTGATTCCTTTAAGTATTATTAAGATGATTACAGAAAGCTGTGACGGATGGACAGGTTACTTTCACGACTGGAAAGAGATGTCTAAAGAACGTGCTACAGCGTACGGTAATTATTTCATGGCATCAACAGAGACAAACGATTCTGTAAGGCGAGCAAAGGAAAAGAATCTTAGGTATTTCCATGTATCACCACAGCAACCAAAGGACACCATTGAATGCCTTGCCGATAGTAAAGGTCTTTCATGTGACCAATGCCAACTTTGCAAAGGCAATCGTATTGGTGCTAAGTCAATCTGGATTAATCCTCATGGAAGTAAAAAGAAAAGAGCAATCGAGCAAGCAATCTCTAATTAATAACCAACAACCAATAAAAACATGACAACTAGAACAACAAACCAAGATTTAGATTCTGCTATTAAAAGAATTAACCAATTGATACCACAAAAAACTTTTGACTGGTATAAAACTCAGAATCATTATTACATGGCAACCGATAGGGGAAACCGTAGACATATATCTGCAAGAACAAAAAGAGAATTATACGATCAGTTATGGGCTTTTATCGAAGGCATAGAGATATTAAGAAATTCCTATAAGACAATTTAACCAATATGAAAAAATCAAATATCGATCATTCCTGTCCCAAACAAACATGGGACTCCTTAAAACCATCACGCAAAGAACAAATAACCATATGGCTGATCTCGCCAGTAATAGTATTGACTTCATGGGCTGTCTTGATTTGGATTTGCTCGCAATAACCTACATAGAAAGAAATAAAAACATTATGAACTTATCAAAAACATTTCCTAAAATGACCAACAACGATTGGCGTAAACTACAAATCTCTACTGATGCAAAGAATCAAAGAGACTGGGCGAGTCGACAATTACATGATATGGAAACCGATCCTGACAACTTTAGCCTAAGAGATTATTTAAAGGTTAAAGCTGGATATAATACAGCTGTTGAAACTTTAAAAGAACTACAATAGTCATGTCAGTAACCGAATACATAGACGAAGTGCCTTTTGTTTACCGAATTGTAAGCGATTACAAGGAGGTATATATACAATGGCACATGAAAGACCTACCGCACTTGTTCACTGGGCGAGCGAGTAGCCATGAGGAAAAGATTGAGCAATATAAAAGTGTTCTTAAGGAACTAAAGAAATTAAATAGAAAGAAATAATATGAAAGAAGAAGAAGCATATAACCATTACTTAATGAGCCATTTATTAGACTCCTATACAGATCAACTTAGATTCATTGAATGCGATGCATCATGGGAACAAATAAAATACCACATGAAAAAATTTAAGGAGTCAGAATATTATGTAGTTGACCAGTCAATGTATGACTCAATAGAAGCATATGTTAAAACACTATAACCAAACCAATAAATAAAACCATGAAAATAAGAAAGAAACACAGAAAGCCATTAAAGAACTATCAGCTTTTCGCTGATCATACCTTACCTAGTGGAATCATTAAACAGCGAGCTATAAGCGAGGTTGAAGCACGAAGTGCAGAAGAAGCGAGCAAGACAGGCTTTACCTTGGCTAAGATGTTAGGTATGACATTTACACACGCAAAAGCTATATGAAAATAGATATAGAAATAGACAATGTACTTTCGTTATTTGATGGTATGTCATGTGGGCAACTCGCTTTAGATACTTTAGGTATTAAAGTTAACAACTACTTTGCTAGTGAGATTGATCCGTACGCAATGCAGATAGCAAGAAAGAATTATCCTAATACAAAACATATTGGAAGTGTCCTGGATGTAAAAGGTAGTGACCTGCCCAGGATAGACCTGTTAATTGGAGGCAGTCCTTGTCAATCTTTCTCGAACGCTGGTGATGGTAGTGGTATGGAAGGTAAGAGTAAATTGTTTTGGGAGTTTGTACGTGTACTGAAAGAAACCAAACCAACCTACTTTTTACTTGAAAATGTAAAGATGAAAAAGGAATGGGAGAAAATAATAACCGACACTTTAGGAGTTGAACCTATTGCAATTAATTCTCGCTTACTTACTGCACAAAATAGACCAAGACTTTACTGGACTAATATACCTAATGTTGTACAACCTATCGATCGAGGTATTGTGTTAAAAGATATATTAGAGGATGAAGTGGAGGAAAAGTTTTACCTTTCCGATAAAGCTATTGATTATATGAGTAGATTAAGGAATGGAAAACCTAGATGGGAATACCACACAAATCCATTAGATGGCAAGTCAGCTTGTTTAACTGCTAATATGTACAAAGGAGTACCTTATGGAGTCATTAAAGAACTAAAGCGTAGACTCACACCTGTAGAATGTGAACGATTGCAAAGTGTACCAGATAACTATACTGAAGGAGTAAGTAATACCCAAAGGTTTAAGATGCTTGGTAATGGATGGACTATCGATGTTATTGCTCACATTTTAAATGAAATTAGATACGCAGATGAACCAATAAAACCTAAAACAACTAAACAACTGGAACTAATATAATGAGCTTAGAAATGCTATTGATGTACGCACTTATCTTAATCCTTTCCCTTGGCTTCCTATATAGAGAACCATGAAAGCTTGTAATAAGTGTGGTATAACCTTACGAGGCAGTGATCAGGAAGGGGATATATGTTTGACTTGCCTTTCCTCGCTCACGCCCCATTGTAACTTTGACCAAGGATACAGTACCATCGAAGGAGTGATCCGACAATCAACCAACAATAAAATTATGAATAATAAACCAACAAACTTTAGTATTAAAGAATCCTTAGAGGTAGTATGGGAAGCGATACATGAATGGAATGAACAAGCATCTGATAAAGAATATAGTGAAGATGATGTTAAGACTGGTATGGCTTGGATCATGGAAGAACTAGGCTATGGCTACGATAAAGATGGAAGCATTGAAAGGGAGGACAAACCACTATGATAGAATTAGAAACACCTTGGCAAGCACCCGAAAAAGTTAGATTAGCTATTATTGATTTAGCATTAGCTCACATCAAAAAAGTTGAAGCTAATCCCGAAGTTAAAACCGAAGGAGATAACTTTGACTATTGGTATAGCTACGAACTAGAAGATGGCACTTTTGTCGATTATAATATCTATTGTGGAGACGAGTGGTGCGTAGTTAAACAAGATGGTTCGGTAGAGTGTGAATATACTGATCCTAGCACATGGTCTTGGGATGTTGCTTGTTATGCTGTCAATCCACCTACTGAAGAATTTAAGTATCATTCAATAGATACAGATAGAACACAATCTTTATTTCATTATAATAAAAATGGAAATAGAAAAATAGTTTTTGAAGAGCTATGAAAACCGAGATAACACCAAAAGATTTCAAATATATTAACCAACCTAGAAACATGATAGAAGAAACCATGCACTATATCTTTGACACTTACTTTAAAGATAAGTTAGACAACAACGAGTACACTAGCCATAAATACTTTCCACTTTACCTGTCCCTTCAGCACTTACTGGATGAGTATAATAATAACAACAACCAAAAATAAAAACAATGAATACTAAATATAAAATCAAAACAGAAAATAGAAACGGAACTAAAATAGCAATCATACAACCTGCTTTAGCAGAAAGAATATTTAAAGAAAGGTGTAGCAATCGTCCTTTAAGTATGGATACAGCAAGGTTGTATGCAAAAGCGATGAGAGCTGGCGATTGGAAACCTTGTTCACAGCTTAGTTTTTGTAATGGTAAGTTAGATGACGGACAACATCGATTGATGGCATCTATTTTATCAGGCATTCCGTTTGAGGGTACTATCTACCACCATACTGACCCTGATACTTTTGCTGTGTTTGATGTGGGTAGAAAAAGAAACAATGCAGATGTGTTAGCTATTGAAGGTAAGAAAAATACAACTGCATTAGCTTCTACATTACAGGTACTTGAAAAGATTAACTCTAAAGATGGTTTACCTAACATAGTGGGAGGCAGTTCAAGAGTATGGGTTCCCACATACAAAATAATGGAAGTCTTAGATAAGTATCCAGGTATTGAATCTTCTGTTAATTTTGTTAGTGCTCATAAAAAATACTATCAATTACCTATGGCTTCTACGATTGCATTGCATTATTATTTAACTAAGCAAATCAAAGAATTTAGTTTAATTGTAGAGGTGGATAACAAAGGGAGAACACAAGCTGACATCTTTATTGTTGATAAATTATTGAAAGGTTTAGACTTAACAGAGAACGATCCAGTTTATGTCTTTCGTAGGTACATAGATAAAATGATAGCTAGAGCAGGTGCACACGCTTTTCAACCTGTCACACATTTTATGGTACTTATGGGAGGAATACAGACTTGGAATAAGTATATTAAAGGTGAGACTGCTAAGGTGTTTAAACTACATGAATCTAATTTTATGCCTAAGATATTAGTACCTTAATGAATTGATCCAAGCTTGGTGATGCAATGTGGTCACCTTTTATTTTAACTATTAACACAAACATTATGGACGAAGATAACGATATAGAACTAGAAGAACTCCGTTGGGAGTACAAACAAGAAATAAGACGAGACATCAGTAGACATCGAGGACTCATTGACTTTGATATAGACTACGAAGAGGAAGAAGAAGATAGTGACACATAATTACGAGGACTTTGAATCGTACTTCTTTGCTGACTCAAGGCAGTTCTCTTACGAAGTAGCTGAAAAGTTTGATCTCTTTTGGCAGAACAATGAGCTTGGCTATGATAAGAATGGTAAGTTAATACGAACGGATAGACCAAGGAAGAAACCAAAGCATGAGTTTGACTTCACCAATAAGAACAAGAAAAAAAGAACATGAGTAGTGAACACTTAACTGCATCGATGGTTGAGCTTGGCAAGGCTAGGTACAGGAACGCTAAGAAACTACGAACACAAAACCAGTTATCATCCGAGACACCTGCTTATACTAGACTAGCTGATCAGATGCACGAAGGTGTAGCTAATGTGATACAGAAATTCTTTGATGATTGCTCACAAGTACACGCACCTTGTCCTGTTTGGTTACCTTTAGTGTGGGAGTTAGAAGCAGATGAAGTAGCTTTGTTAGCAATTAAAAGATCGTTTGATTTACTGGATGGTAATGACATGACCTTTGCTTATGTGTCCTTTGAACTAGCTAAGTCTATAGAGGATGAAGTACGAGTCCGTTACTTTAAAGATTATGTGGACAAGAATACTTGGAAGCTATTGCAAAGGGATAGGAAAAATGTCCGTAGTAGACAGCAGTATATATCTAAGTTCTGGGATAAAGAAAAGAACTTACACAGTAAGGGTAGGTACGAACGCTTCACGCTGTGGACTAAAACAAATAAAGCAAAGATTGGTGCTTGGTTGTTAGAGACTATAAGGATGCAAACAAACCTCTTTACTTTGAAGAGTACACTGACTAGGAGGGGATCAACAATTAAAAAGATAGCACCTAATCCACAGCTACAGGAATGGGTTAGACAATTTGATGAGAACAGTGAGTCACTCCGTCCGTTTTGGTTGGCTACAACTGAAGAACCTTTGAGGTGGGAAAGTAATTACGGAGGTGGGTACATGAGTGATGACTTACCTTGCCTACCAATAATGAAGAAAGCATTTGACTTACGGAACAGAGACTTGAGTAAGTTGTATGAACCACTTAACCGACTTCAAGAAGTACCGTATCGAATAAACAAGAAGGTACACGATATAATGTTATGGGCTTGGGAGGGAGATGTATCAATAGGTACTATGGAAAAGCGAGACTTGTTACCTGTCCTTGAACCTATTGAGAACCTCAAACAAACAGACCCTGAAGCATTCACAGCGTGGAAAAGAGAAGCAAAGTATGTACACGACTGGAACTTAGAGACTAGTGGTAGAAGGATGAGGTCACTACGGATCATGTATGTTGCAAAGTTGTATGAAAAGATGGAGAAGTTTTACTTTCCAGTACAGGTAGACTACCGAGGTAGAGTGTATAGTGTACCATCCTTTGTCAGTCCTCAAAGCTGTGACCTAGGTAGGAGTTGCTTGGAGTTTTACCGAGGTGTACCAATTAAGTGTGAGGAAGATGCTAAGTGGTTAAAGATACACGGAGCGAATGTATGGGGGAGAAAGGGTACATTTGAGGATCGCATAGCTTGGATAGAAAACAACACTAAAGAGATTGTAACGATAGCTGAAGACCCTCGAACCTATAAGCTATGGCAAGACGCATCTGAGCCTTGGGCTTTCCTGGCTTTTTGTTTTGAATATGCTGAGTATAAGAAGGAGGGAGATGGATTTGTTACTCACCTACCTTGTAGGATGGATGCAAGTTGTAACGGTATTCAAATACTATCGCTGTTGTTAAAGGACGAGGAGATAGGCAAGCTAACAAACTTAGTACCTGACCTACCACCACAGGATGTATATCAACACATCGCAGATCGGGTGAACGAAAGCTTACACAAACAAAAGAGTAAGAATAGTTTGGCAGGTGATTGGTTAAAGTGGGGGATAGATAGAAGATACACGAAGAGAATAGTAATGACTAAACCTTTTGGTATGAATGGATACACTAGTACCTTTGAGTTGGAGAGTGTGTTTTTAAAAGAGGTGAAGAATGGTAGGAGTAATCCGTTCGGAAAGAGTGAGTACTTAGAAGCTTTACTTTACCTGTCCACAATTGTTAACAAGCAAACTAATATTGTGTTAGAGAACCACATTAACTTTATGAAGTGGATCAAAGCACAAGTTCTTACTTGTCCAGATACTTTAAAGTGGGAGACACCATTCGGAATTGAGATTCAACAACACATCTACGAGACCGTACAGATTGGATTGTTCTCTGTGTTAGGAATGGAAAAGACTACACTTAACTATCGAAAGAACACAGATAAAGTTGATCCTAAAAGACAAGCTAAAGCAGTGGTTGCCAACTACATACACAGTATTGATGCAAGTGTCGTACATTTTTTAGCTTGCAAATCTGATTACGATATAACAACTATACATGACTGCTTTGCTACGCACAGTACACACGCACCGAAGATGCACAAAGATTTAAGAGAGATTTACCACGAGATATTTAATCAAGACCTCACAGGAAAGTTCAAGAGTGAGTTATTGAAACAATCAGGGAACACCGAAGTGACAGACAGCTTTGAACTTGGCACATTAGATGTGTCGGCACTAAACGACTGCACTTATATGTTCTCTTAATTAACAAAACACATAGAAGGAGAGATAAGATGGCGATTAAAGCTAGAACAAGACACCCACAAACAGTGACACCAGTAGGTACAGCTAAGTATCCACATGTTAACACACCTAACACTAGGTTTAACGATGAAGGTGAGTACAGTTGTGATATAATAATAACAAAGGAAGAAGCAGATGCTTTGAACCTACAATTCCAACCTTTATTTGATGCTGAATATCAAGCTAAGTTAGAGGAGTTAGGAAAGAAAAAGTTAAAACTATCTGATGCACCTGTGCGTGAAGATGATGAAGGTAACTGGGTAGTCAAAGCAAAACTAAAGAATGTACTTCCTGGTACTTATAAGAACGGTGACCCAAGAGCTGCAAAGTCTATTGCTTTGTATGATTCACAAGGTAAACCTTTAAAGGATACATTGGTAAGAGGTGGATCAAAGGTAAAGTTAGCAGTGCGTCCAAGGTTTTGGTATGTCGCATCGACTGGGTTTGGAATGAGCCTTGATTTGTTAGCAGTCCAAGTCATCGAGTTAGGAGATGGTGGTCTCAGTGATAAAGCAGCTGAAAGCTTTGGGTTTACTGAAGTTGAAGGCGGCTATGTTAACGGAGGTGAATCACTCGAAAAAGCACTCGATGCCGAAGAAGAAGAAGACATCATTAAGGCAGACTTTTAGGTCGGGCTTTGAAGAGAGAATAGCAAACCAACTTAAAAGGTGTGGGGTCTGCTACTCTTACGAGTCGTTAGTCATTGAGTACGAGAGACTTAGTACCTATACTCCTGACTTCATCTTACCTAATGGAATCATTATTGAAACTAAAGGTAGGTGGGTCACGGAGGACAGGTCTAAACATCTGTTAATCAAACAACAACATCCTGATTTAGATATTAGGTTGTTATTTCAAAACGCATACAACAAGATTCGTAAGGGTAGCAAGACTACCTATGCCATGTGGTGTGAAAAGAAAGGAATATTATATGCACATAAACAAATACCAAAGTCATGGCTTTCACTAGAACGCATCAGCAGTGTGCAAAGTGTGGATCGAGTGACGCTCTTGCGGTCAACGATGACGGAAGCACAAAATGTTTCAGCTGTGATTCATACAGTCGAGGCAGACAACAAACTATGACAATACCTACAACTAATAACGACACCTCATTTATCACAGGTAAAGCACAGGAGATAGCTAGGAGGAACTTAACTAAGGAGACTTGTCAGAAGTGGGGCTATCAGATTGGTACACACAACGGAGAACCAGTTCACATAGCTAACTACAAGAGTAGGAACGGAGCACTTGTCGCACAGAAACTACGATTCGCTAACAAAACTTTCTCAATCAAAGGAGAGCTGTATGGCTTATACGGACAGCACCTTTGGAGTAGTGGTGGAAGAAGAGTGGTAGTGTGTGAAGGTGAGATTGATGCACTATCTGTAAGCCAAGCATTCGGTAACAAGTGGGCTGTTGTATCTGTACCTAACGGAGCAGGTGGAGCAAAGAAGTATGTATCACAAGCTATCGATTGGTTGGAGTCCTTTGAGAAGGTAATCTTCTGCTTTGATAATGATGATCCAGGGAGAGATGGAGCAGCAAAATGTGCTGCACTATTGACACCAGGAAAAGCACACATTGCAGAGTTACCTCTTAAAGATGCTAACGATATGTTAGTGGCAAAGCGTAGCGAGGAGTTGGTGACAGCTTTATGGCAAGCTAGAGAGTATAGACCTGATGGGATAGTTAGTGGTGAGGACATATGGCAAGCTGTTATAAAGGAGGACACCTCTGAATGTCAGCCCTATCCGTATGCTTCACTCAACACTATGACACATGGACTGAGGAGAGGGGAGTTGGTGACACTTTGTGCTGGATCAGGGATAGGTAAGTCCTTGTTCTGTCGTGAAGTATGTCACCATCTCCTTGGACTTGGAGAGACAGTAGGTTATATAGCACTGGAAGAATCAGTCAGACGAACTGCACTTGGTATCATGGGTATCCATCTTAACAAACCGTTACACCTTGAGAATGATTTGAAGGAGGAGGAGTTACGGAAAGCATTCGATGAGACAATGGGTAACAAGAACTTCTATACCTATGACCACTTCGGAAGTACGGAGAGTGATAACCTGTTAAGTAAGATCAAGTACCTGTGCAAAGGATTAGGTTGTAAGTGGATATTCCTTGACCATCTATCTATTGTAGTTAGTGGTATCCAAGGTGATGATGAACGAAGGTTAATTGATAACACGATGACACAACTTAGAAGCTTAGTGGAAGAGACAGGATGTGGAATGGTGTTAGTATCTCACCTTAGAAGACCACCGAATGGTGGAGGACATGAAGAGGGTGGAGTCACTAGGTTATCAGACCTGAGAGGTAGTCATTCGATACCACAACTCAGTGATATGGTAATAGGATTGGAGAGAAATCAACAAAAAGAAAACAATAACGAAACAAAAGTAAGAGTCTTAAAGAATAGATTCTCAGGTGAGACTGGGCTTGCTACTACCTTGTTATATGATCAAGACAGTGGCAGGTACACAGAAGATGAGAATGTATTCAAAGACAAAACAACAACAACCAACAGCGGAGCGAGTCCGTTTTAATAATATGAAAATAACACAAGAAGAATTAGATTATATAGTAGAAGACATGATAAGTGAGGCAGAAAGAAGCTTCCATAGAAGCATTCAGTTAACTGGTGACATCAGTAGGGAGAGTTACTATCCTATGGATTTACTCGGATACGAACCGTTACATGAAGCACTTAGTAATATTGTTGAAGGTCATATTAGAAAGAATAAAAAATTGCTTGAAACTCACGGAAAAAAACATCCAGACCTTTCAATATGAAAATACTATTCTTTGATATAGAAACAAACGGCATAGAGGACTTCACTAATCTGAGTGACCTCAAGGTCTGTCATTGCTTGTCGATCTACGATCCAATAGCAGGTAAGATGATTACCTTTAGTGGTGATGGGATAAAGGAAGGAACAAGGATGTTAGCAAAAGCTGACAAGATCATCGGACATAACATCGTAGGTTTTGACCTACCTGTGTTAGCTAAGTTGTATGACTTCTACCCTCCATTAGTTCAAGTACAAGATACACTGGTAATGAGTAGGTGTATATACCCTGACCTTAGAGAGGATGACTTCAAACGAAAGGACTTTGATCCTAAGATGATTGGTAGTCACAGCTTGAAAGCTTGGGGACACAGGATGGGTAAGATGTTAAAGCTTACTTACGGAGAGAACGAAGATGCTTGGGACAGCTACAATGATGAGATGAAGAAGTACTGTGAACGAGATGTCCTTGTTACCAAGACCTTGTACGAACACTTCCTTAGTAAAGAACCCAGTAAGAAGATGGTAGACATAGAACATTGGTTCGCTTACATCATACGCTTACAGGAAAGTACAGGGTTTGGGTTTGATATAGCAGCAGCAGAAGTGTTAGAACAAAAGTTGATCCTGTTAAGAGCAAAGCTACAAGATAAACTACAAGCTATGTTTGAACCTACCGTTAAGAAGATGAAGACTCCGAAGGGATACGCATTAACTATTGAACACATGGATGGAGTAGAAGTAATCAACGCACCTACAAAAGCAAAGTTAAAAGCTATACTAAAAGAAAGAGGTATGGTACAGAACTTAGTTAACAAAGCTGAAGCACTTGATGTAAAGGAGGAGATCATACCTTTCAATCCTGGTAGCAGGAAGCAGATCAAAGAACGCTTTGAAGAACTAGGATATGAGATACCTGTCAGTGAAGACGGTAAGACTATAAAGGTGGATGAACCTACTCTTAAAAAGATAAACCACCCAGCTGCCAAGCTTCTGCTAGAGTATCTGTTAGTCGTAAAAAGACTAGGAGCTTTGGCTGAAGGCGAGAATGGGTGGCTTAAATTAGTAAAAGATAAGAGAATACACGGACGAGTCAATACAAACGGTGCAGTCACAGGTAGATGTACACATTCCAAACCTAACTTAGCACAAGTACCAGCTACAAGAGCAGAGTACGGTGAGGAGTGTAGAAGTTTATTCATCCCACTTAACGGTAATGTATTAGTAGGTGTGGACGCTAGTGGGTTAGAGTTAAGAATGCTGGCACACTACCTAGCTATTTGGGATGGTGGTGAGTACGCTAGGAATATATTAGAGGGTGACATCCACACAGTTAATCAACAAGCTGCTAAGTTAGAGACGAGAGACCAAGCTAAGACATTCATCTATGGATTCTTATACGGTGCAGGTGACGCAAAGATTGGACAGATAGTGGAAGGTTCAGCAAGAGAAGGAGCAATCTTAAAGAAGAAGTTCCTGTCTAACTTACCTGCGTTAAAGATATTGAAGCTAAAGATAGAGGAGAAAGTCAGACGATCTGCTTGTTTAACAGGACTAGATGGTAGAGTATTACCTGTCAGATCAGAACACGCTGCACTTAATATGTTACTTCAATCAGCAGGTGCTGTGGTTATGAAGGTAGCACTGATAAAGTTACACAACAAACTACAGCAGTTAGGATGGCAACACGGTAGGGAATATTCTTTTGTTGGTAATATCCACGATGAGTTCCAAGCTGAAGTTAAACCTGACCTAGCTGAGACATACGGAGAGTTAGCAATCAAAGCAATCCAAGCAGCAGGTAAAGACTTAAAGTTGAACTGTCCTATGGATGGTGAGTATAAGATAGGTAAGTCATGGGCAGAGACACACTAGAGCTTGAACACGATTACTACTTGAAGGTTGCCGAATTGTACGATACAGTTGACCTAACATTTCCTATGCCCTCATCAAACACACAACGAATAGGAGCGATAGCAGAGTCTAGGTTTATAACAGAGTGTTTAGAAAGAAACTTTGAACCGCACCTACCTACCACACCCATGCCTTGGGACTTTATTGTTACTTGTCCAGCAGGTACTTTAAAAGTTCAGATCAAAGCTTCAAGCAGGAAGTCATCTGTTAATACATACTGTATAAATAGTGGGACAGGATGTAAGAGTAAGGATACTATGTGTGAAACAATAGATGTTGTCGGGTGTTATATTATACCTGAGCAAACTTGGTGGATGATACCGAGAGAAGAAATAAAAGGAGTAACACTAAAGTTAAACATCCTACCAGATAGTAAATCAAAATATAAAAAATACCAAGAGAACTGGAGCATATTCTATGAGTAAAACAACCATACTAATTGACGCAGATGTATTAGCATTTGAATCGTCAATCATAGCACAAGAAAATATACAATGGGAAGAAGAGCTTTGGACTGTACACGCAGACATGACAGTAGCAAAGGAACGAGTCATTGGAAGGATAGAACAATTCAAAGACTTACTCAAAGCTGATGAAGTAGTGTTAGCGTTAAGTGACAGAGCAAACTTCAGAAGGAAACTATTCCCTGAGTACAAGTCTAACAGAAGGAAGTCAGTGTTACCTGTCATCTTAAAACCTATGAAGGAATGGATGATCAATGAACTAGACGCACAACTGTGGGCTAACATAGAAGCAGATGATATACTAAGTATCCTTGCTACTGAAAGACCTAACAGACAAGACAAGCGAGTAATAGTATCTATAGACAAGGACTTCAAAGGAGTACCAGGAATATTTTATGACTATAACAAAAAAGAATATCACGAACCTACAGAACAAGAAGCAGATAACTTCCACTTGATACAGACATTGATGGGAGATTCTACGGATGGATTCAGTGGAGTCAAAGGAGTTGGTCCTGTTGCAGCTGAGAGATGGTTGAATGATAACGGATACACTTGGGAATCTGTTGTTGCTTTGTATGAGAAGAAGGGACAGACAGAACAGGATGCTTTAACAAATGCTTGGATGGCAAGACTACTAAGAAAAGAACAATACAATAAAAAACAAAAACAAATAACAAAATTATGGACACCGAAGAACTACCAAACCACGGACAAAAGGAGAATTACATCACAGGTGCACAGCGTGACAGGGCTACTGGACGAGGACGATTCAGCCTTATTCCTCCAATCGCCCTTCGATCCCTTGCCAAACGATTTGAAGACGGAGGAAGACTCTACGGAGACAACAACTGGCACAACGGATTCCCATTAAGTAGATTAATAGATAGTATGAATAGACATCTGTTAGCGTTGAATGAAGGAGATGACAAGGAAGATCACGCAGGTGCTATACTGTGGAATGCCAGTGCTTTCCTGTGGACCGAAGATCAAATTAATAAAGGTAACTTACCACAAGAACTAGATGACAGGAGTTACATAAACAAATGATCGCACCAATAAAAGATGACGAACCTTTAAAAGCTGATGGATTTGATGAAGCTATTATAGGTGTGGATTATAAACAAGGTAAGTTTGTGTACGCTATAGAACTTATGTTAGAGAAGATGATGCAAGAACCTAGTAACATGACAATGGAAGAAGCGATAGAATACTTTGACTTCAACATAGGATGTGCTTATGTAGGAGAGATGACACCAATATACATATGGACTAATACAGATGATGATGAATAACGAAGAAGAACTACTACCAGCTATAAGTGAAACTTTAGTTAAAAGATTAGAGAAACTATTTCCTGATAAATGTCCTGACTTGACGAACACAGAAAAAGATGTTTGGTTTAAAAGTGGACAAGTGTCTGTAATTAGATTTCTAAGACAAACTTATAACGAACAGCTTCAACAAAACATCTTAACAAAAGACTAACTATGTGTATGTCAACACCAGATATTCCTCCTCCTCCACCACCTCCAGCACCACCGCCACCACCACCTCCTGTTGCTGAAGCACCTAAGACTGTTAGACAAACACAGCCTAAGAAGAGAAGAAGAGGAGCACAAGCTCAGTTAGCACGAACTGCTAGACCTACACTAGGTGGTACTTCAGGCGGTACTGGTGTTAATATGTCTTAACAAATTTTTATTAACTAATAACTATATATTATCATGCTTCGCACACTCTCAAAAAAGACTTTGCTATCATCTGTCACAACGACAGGGGCTGGCAGTTCATTCTCAGTAGAGCGTTCTAAGGGTTGGACCTTTGTAATCGCTTCTTCATCAGTAACTTCAGGAGGTACGGTAGACATAGAAGCCTACATCGGTGGTGCTTGGTATGTTGTTCACTCTGAAGTAGTAACAGCAGATGGAGCAGTAATGGTCAGAGATGATCACGGACACTACGAAAAGATAAGAGCTAATCTATCTGCTAGAACAGATGGTACTTACAGTGTATTCGCTACAGGTACTACAGACTCTCTTTAATTAGATGTCTTTGATTTATCCATATGCTACTCAGGAGAAACCGAATGGCATTGTCATTGCTCCTAGTAACTTCATCCGTCCTGAGTTTGGGGAAACCTATGCTTTTGATGAACGAGATGAAATGTTACTTACTGAGTTACTGCAAGCGTTATTGACTGAGGATAATGACCGCATCACAATAGACAACGAAATAGATAATTAAATAAAATGGCTAACAAGAAGATAACGGAACTTTCAAACCTGGCTACTCCTAATGGTGCTGATGTATTGGCTATTGTGGATGACATTGCAGGTACAGCTACCACTAAAAAGGTAACAGCAACTAACCTCATGACCCTTGCACCTGTTCAATCAGTAGCAGGAAGGACAGGTACAGTAACACTTAGCCACACAGACATTAGTGGATTAGGTACGGCAGCTACTCAGGATGTAGGTACAAGTGCTAATAATGTAGTACAGCTAAACGGATCAGGTGATTTACCTGCTGTTGACGGTAGTAATTTAACAGGTATTACAGCATCAGTCAGTGCAGGTGAATTAACAGATGGTAACTTTGACGGAACTGCAATCTTAGGCTTTGACGCAAGTATAAACGATCAGACAGGAACGGCATACACTTTATTAGCTAGTGATAATGGTAAGGTAGTAGTCCTTAATAACGGATCAGCAGTTACAGTAACAGTTCCAAGCGGATTAGGTGCTGGATTTAATTGTTCGTTCGTTCAGAAAGGTGCAGGTCAAGTTAGCTTTAGTGCTTCAGGTACTACCATTAACAACAGACAATCACACACCAAGATTAATGCTCAATTCGGAGTAGCTAGTATTGTAGCTTATGCTGACAATGTATTTGTTTTAGCTGGAGACACAGCTTCCTAAGTATGTTCGTTCTTCCGACATTCAGTCTTGGGGTAGTAGGTAGTCCTTCAAGAGTAGGGTTTGACGACTCTCTAACATTCCCCACCATCCAAGTATTTGATAACGAAGCAGACTTCATTTCCTATACGGATGCACCTAACTACACCATTGTCCACGCTAAAGACACCGATAAGTTGTATGTGTGGGACGGTAATTATTGGTACATTTATAACAACAATTAAGATTTAACATGAGTACATTAACAAGTTACGCATCACAATCCGCTAGAGATTCAGCAGCACCAGCAGCAAGCAACACAGGTCTTTGTATATTTAGATCAGATACTAAAGCTATCGAAGTATCAGATGGTAGTGACTATCTTACCTACTTCAATGACGGAGTTTCTGTAGGTGTAGGCACAAACACTTTAACCTTTGATGGTAGTACAGATGTAGCTACTATTCCTGATGACCTATCATTACAAGTTACTGGTGATATGTCTATATGTGCTTGGTTTCAACTAGATGTCACTTCAGGTTTTAGAGGTCTGGTAGGCAAACGAGATGCTGGTGGAACTAACTATGTTATGTACACAAACGGAAACAAAATGGTAAGTTTTGACGGATCAGTTTTAAGAACTGACACTACTACTTTAAGTACAGGAACATGGTATCACGGAGTTATAGTTTTTAATTCAGGAACTTCTACTTTGTTTTATATAAACGGAAATTTAAGCAGCACTCAGGGAGCTTCAACAATAACAACAAACGATGCTCCATTAACCTTTGGGAATGATGGTGTTGGTAGTAGATTAGACGGAAGATTAGATGATGTAGCTATTTATGATAAAGCGTTATCAAATAATGAGATAAGTAGTATTTTAGGAGGTGTGTTTCCAACAAGTAATTTAATCGGGCTGTGGACTTTTGAGGGAGACACAGGAACGACTATTACTGACAAATCTGGTAACGGTAACAATGGTACGCTTTCATCTAGTAGTATGTTAGACACAACAGGGCAAAGAACATGATAAGCTATGTAATTATAAATCAGTCTGAAGTATCTAGTTTAGATTTTGATACAGTTTTAAATACCAACTCTGAGTTGTTGAGATATTCTTTGGATGGTTCTCAGGCGATAGTTAAATATGAAGGTACGCAACCCTTCGACCTATTAGGTAAAACAGAATATACTGAAGAAAGTATAAAAGATGTTGTAAGTGGTCTTGAGTGGTACGACCTTGACGCTGTAATTTAAAACTTATGCAAGAAACAGCACAAGGGCTATACCACTCCTTAGAGAATCAAAGGTGGTCTTTCTTAGATCGAGGTCGTACCTCATCTGAGTTAACGATACCTTACATAATGCCACCTGATGGTCATAGTCACGCTACTAAGTACTACACACCATATCAAGGAGTAGGAGCTAGAGGAGTTAACAACTTAGCGTCTAAATTACTATTAGCTTTGTTACCACCTAACGCTCCATTCTTTCGTCTTGTTATTGACAGGTATGAATTAGATAAAGCAAAGCAGGAGTTAGGACCAGAGGGAGGAGAGCAGTTACGATCTGACTTAGAGAAAGCACTAGCAGATGTAGAACGAAGTGTATCTCAAGAAGTAGAAGTAGAAGCATTTCGAGTAGGAGTGTTTGAAGCGTTAAAGAATTTATTAGTGACAGGAAATACTTTGTTATACTTACCTGATGAAGGTGGGATGAGAGTATTCAGACTTGATAGGTACTGTGTAAAGAGAGACCCGATGGGTAATGTAACACACATAGCTATCAAAGAAACTGTTGCTCCAATGATGTTACCTGAGTCTGTAAGAGAGGAAGTATATCGTCAAGAGAAAGAGAATAGCTGTGACTTGTACACCTCTGTAGTTAGAGAAGGTAATGAATTTGTAGTACAACAAGATGTAAAAGGAATTGTTATTGAAGAGTCAAAGGGTAGGTATCCTATCGAGAAGACTCCGTTCCTACCTCTTCGTTATACAAGGATAGATGGTGAAGACTACGGTCGTGGATTTGTAGAGGAGTACATTGGTGATCTTAAATCTTTAGAGTCGTTAACAAAAGCGATAGTCGAAGGTAGTGCAGCAGCAGCTAAGGTATTGTTCATGGTTAATCCTAACGGTACAACCAGGGCTAAGACTTTATCTGAATCTCCTAACGGTGCAATTGTACAAGGTAGTGATGGAGATGTATCTGTCTTACAACTTAACAAGTTCAATGACTTCCGTACTGCACAAGGAGTAATGAATGGGATTAGTGATAGACTATCTCAAGCTTTCCTACTTAACAGTGGTGTAGTCAGAGATGCAGAACGAGTAACAGCAGAGGAGATAAGAATGTTATCTCAAGAGTTGGAAGCTGCACTTGGTGGTTTGTATTCTTTATTGTCACAAGAGTTTCAAATGCCTGTCGTTACTAGGTTAATGGCAAGGATGAGTAAAGAAGGAAGACTTCCTAAGTTACCTAAAGACATTGTTAAACCTACTATTGTTACTGGTGTTGAAGCACTAGGACGAGGTAATGATTTACAAAAGCTTGATCTATTTCTTGCAGGAGCTAATCAAATCGTTGGTCCACAAGCAGTTGCACAATATGTTAATGTATCTGACTACTTCAAAAGAAGAGCCACAGCGTTAGGTATCGAGACTGAAGGACTGATTAAATCAGAAGAAGAAATTCAACAAGCTATGCAGCAAGCCCAACAACAAGAGATGATGATGAAGTTGGGTGGACCTGCTGTAGCACCTGCTATCAATGCTGCACAAGAGCAGTACATGGCATCACAACAACCACAAGAAGAGTAACAGAGAGATATGGCTGAATTACACCGAGTAGAGATAAATGAGAGAGCACCACAGGAGATTGACCCAGAGTCAGAAGAAGCTGTTGATGCAGTATCTGAAGAACAAACACAAGAAACGCAAGAGGATAGACCTGAGTGGTTACCTGAGAAATTCAAGAGTCCTGAAGATATGGCTAATGCCTATAGTGAACTTGAAAAGAAGATGGGAGCAGGGGCTAACGAACAAGAACAAGAAGAAGGAGAGCAAAGCGATGAACAACAAGAGGACACCGATACAGAAGATACGAATACTAATACTGTTATTGCTGAAGCTAGTAAAGAGTTCTTTGAGAATGACGGTGTTATATCTGAAGAGACCTATAAGAATCTTGCTGAGGTTGGGTTACCGAAGGAGTTAGTAGATAGCTACGCTGCTGGTCAACAAGCACTACAACAAAGTGAAGAAGGTAGTATCAAAGCTGTTACTGAAGGTAATTGGGATCAAATGGCTGAGTGGGCTGCTAATAATCTATCTCCTGAAGAAGTAAATACTTTTGATGACATCGTACAGAACGGTAGTGTTGAACAAGCTAAACTTGCTACCAAAGGATTATACGCACAATTTAAAGCAGAGAACGGAGTTACTCCTAAGTTGGTACAAGGTGCTGTAAATGGTTCATCTACAATGCCTTTTAAATCTAATCAAGAACTTGCTCGTGCAATGTCTGATCCTCGATACAAGAGTGGTGACAAAAGTTATCACGAAGAGATTGACAGACGCATCGCAGTTAGTCACAATTACCTGTAGTTTTATTTGGTAGGTTCATATATATGAAGCCTTGGACTCCATCTTTTTTCTTGCCAGTGTTGGTTCTGGTTCTTTTAGGTGGATGTTCCAAGGCTTCTTTTTATCCGTTAGCAGGAAGTGTGGGAGGAGCAACAGTGGGTGCTTTAGGTGGTCCTGGTCCTGCTGCTGGTGGTGCTGCCCTTGGATGGGGGATAGGAGAGGGAGCTAAATTGATGGAAGAGAATAAAGGATTAGCTAACAAAGTAAAAGCAATCACTGAAGGAGATGTACAAAAACTTGTACAACAACAACTCAATGAAGAGATGGATAATGGATTCTTTGATTCTATGTTAGATGAGATATATGGGTTCTTGAAACTATGTCTTATCGGTGTTATCCTTTGGAATGTAGTACCGTTAATCTACACTCGCTATGTTCACAATAAAGCACAAAACAAATGAATAAACTCATAAAAATTTATAACTCACTTACAAAGAAGGAGAAAGCTATTGTCTTGACTGTTCTTTGCTTAGGTGGAATTATACTACTTAATTTACTTTAAATGACAATTAGTAAAGCTAATGTCAAGACCCACTGCGGTGGACAATCTCGATCAAAGGTTCTAACGAAAGTCACAACAAATACATACACAATTATAAACTTAAAATAGGAGATCATATATTATGGCAGGAGAAGGTATAACAGACCCCAGTCGTGTAGGTCAGATTAATTCTGTTGGTGGCTCAGATGCTGCTGACAATGCGTTGTTTCTTAAAAAGTTCAGTGGAGAAATTCTACAGACCTTTGAGGAGTCCAATGTTTTCAAACCCTTACACACTATTCGTACAATTGAGAACGGTAAATCCGCTCAGTTCCCAGTAACAGGTATTGCAACAGCTAATTACCACACACCAGGCGAGAACATCGCTGAAGAAGGTGGTTCTAGTAGCACATACCTCAGCGACATTAAGAAAGCTGAACAGACAATAACTATCGATAAGATGCTTGTTGCTTCTACTTTCTTAGCTAACATTGATGATGTAAAGAATCACTACGACATTCGTTCAGTTTACGCTAACGAGTTAGGTAAAGCTCTTGCACTTCGATTTGACACTGCTATCTCTAAGACATTCATTGCTGCTGCTCGTAGCTCTGCTGTTATCACAGGTGGTAAGACAGGTGGACAACTTGATGTTGCTAACAATGACTTCAGTGCAGGTGATGTTGCTGGTACTCCAGCTGCTGTTACAGGTGCAGAGTTAATTACTGCTTTGTTCACAGCTGCTCAAAAGCTTGACGAGAACGATATTCCTGGTGATGGACGCTTTGCAGTTCTTCGTCCTAGTGAATACTACAAACTTATTACAGGAGGTAGCGGTGCAGTTGCTATCAATACTTCTGCTGCTAATAAAGATGTAGGAGGTTCAGGATCACTTGCTTCTGGTAGCATTGCACAAGTAGCTGGTATCCAAATCTATAAGTCAACTCACATTCCATCAACTGATTTATCAGCTGTTACTACTGGAGACGGTGCTGCAAGCAATGATGTTTTCGGTGCAGGTGGAGCAGGATACAACGGTGACTTCCGCAATAGCTTGGGTATCGTAGGACACTCAGCTGCTGTTGGAACAGTTAAGTTACTTGATCTTGCTACTGAGTCTGAATATCAGATTGAGCGTCAAGGTACATTGTTCGTTGCTAAGTATGCTATGGGACACGGAATCCTCCGTCCTGAGTGTGCTATCGAACTTGTTTCCTAACTTAGGATTCTCTCTTCGGTGTTGGGGAGGTTTGGATTCGTTCCACTCCCCTTCACTGATATTTTTATTTATTAAGCTATGGCACTGACAACGAAACTAGAAGCGGTAAACATTATGATCTCTGTAATAGGAGAGTCACCTGTTAATACTTTAAGTGGAACAAGTGTTCCTGTAACCGTTACACAAGCAGTCCATGCGTTAGAAGAAACTAGTAAAGCTATTCAATCAGAAGGATGGCATTACAATACAGAGTATGATTATCCATTAGTACCAGATTCTAGTACTAGTAAGATTACTCTTCCGATTAACACTTTAAAGGTAGACTTAGACCCTGAGATATACACAGACTCTGATCCTGTACAAAGAGGTACTACACTGTACGACAGGAAGAACCACAGAGATACTTGGACTAAGGACTTAAAAGCTATTATTACTTTTGAGTTGGATTTTGAAGAACTACCTGAACAATTTAGACATTACATAGCTGTTAAATCAGCTAGAATCTTTGCTGCTAGGTTCTTAGGCAGTCGTGAGATAGAAGGATTTGCTTTGAGGGATGAGATAGAAGCAAAAGCTAGAGCTATTGAAAGCGACTCTGAGAATGCAGACAGAACTATCTTTGATAACTACAGCGTACTAAGAGTACTTGACAGGTAAAGATGCCACTGCTTAACACCAGTATTCCTAACCTTGCCCAAGGTGTATCACAACAACCTGACAATTTAAGATACCCTGGACAGTGTGATGAGCAGATAAATGCTTGGTCAACTGTAGTAGAGGGACTTGTTAAGAGACCTAACAGTAGGTTCTTAAATCAAGTTAACGCACAGCTAGGTACTAATCTTACAGCTGAGATATTTACTCACTATGTTGATAGAGATAATGACAATAGATATGTTATTACTTACGACAGAGGTAACGGATTAAAAGCTTTTGATTTAGAAGACGGTGGACCAATGACTATTACTGTAGAGGACGCTACTGCTCAAGCTTATCTATCTGTATCGTCAGGTGACTTTAACCCTGTCAAAGACCTTAGAGCGTTAACCATTGCAGACTCTACCTTTCTTGTTAATAAAAAGAAGACTGTAGCTAAGAAAACAGATGCCGATTTAAAAACTAGAGATTTAGATAAAGATGCTTTGATATTTGTTAAGTTAGGAGACTATGAGAAAGCTTACAGTATTTACTTAGACGGTCAGTTAGTTCCTTTAGTTTCTTCTTTACAAGGTAATACTTCTGGTGCTCATCACGATTATACTAACACAGCTCACGGTAACGCAGGAGTACCTCCTGCTACTTATATTAGTGGACCAGCAGATGTAGAACCTAAAGGAGCACATGCTGACACAGAGTTTATAGCTAAAGATTTACTATCTTGTATAGATGAGCTTACAGCAAGTGGAGGCACTTTAGATGCTTTGAGTTTAACAGGAGGTTCAGGATTTCCTGATACATTTAGTAGCTACAGGAGGGGCAGGGATTACACTTTTAGTGTATTTCAATATAACAGTAGCGGTGCTGTAATAGGAAGCGGTGCTGGAGGTGTGTTAACGATAAGTGGAAATCAAGTTACTTCTTCTACGATAACTCATAAAGGTTCAGGGTTTAGCAGTACTTTATCTACATCTTATAGAGACCCTAACGCAGTGGATAAAAGTGGTTTCAGGTTAATAATAAAAGCTACAACTAGAGACACCACGACAACTACCCATATCAGATCAATAGACAGACGACCTAAAACTACTTATAAAACTACAAGTTATGACAGCGATGGTGGAACAGGTACTTTCCCTACTCTATCAGGTGTAACTATTTCTAGTTCTGCTAAGTTCACTACAGATAGACAAGGGAGTGTTATAAAGATTTCTGCTGATACAGATTTTAGAGTTAGAGTCACTGATGGATTAGCTAATCAAGGATTAGGTGTTATTTACAAAGAAGTAGACAGCATCACTGATCTTCCTAAATCTTGTTACAATTTATTTAGAGTTAAGATTATTGGAGACGCAGATTTAGACCAAGATGATTACTATGTACAATTTAAGACCAAGGACAACGAAGAGTTTGGAGAAGGAAGTTGGATAGAAACATCAGGATGGCAAAATGATAGTACAGACAAAGGACTTTCTACTGGTATAGATTCTTTCTTAGATGAAGACACAATGCCTGTTAGGTTAGTACCTACTCCGTCCACAGGTAAGATTACAGGGTTTACTTTAAAAACTGTTGAGTGGGAAGGTAGGAATGCAGGGGATGATTTTAGTAATCCATTTCCTTCTTTTACTAACAACACGATCAATGACATCTTCTTCTTTAAGAATAGACTAGGATTCTTGGTTAACGATGGAGTTATAATGTCTGAAGCAGATGAATACTTTAACTTCTTCAGGACTACCACACAATCTCTGTTAGACTCTGCTCCAATAGATGTAGGTGTATCACACACTAAGATTAGTATTCTTAAACACGCACAAGCTTTCCAAGAGAAGTTGATGTTGTTCTCTCCGAAGACTCAGTTTGTACTTAGAGGTGGAGATTTGTTAACACCTAAAACTGTTACTATATCACCTGTGACTGAGTTTGATGTATCGGATACTATTCGTCCGTTAGCACTTAGTAGTTATATATACTTTAACTTTAAAAGAAATAACTTTGAAGGACTGCTTGAATACACAGTAGATAATAACACTGAGACATACAGATCAGCTGAGATAACAGAACAGATAAATAAGTACATACCTACTAACATAGTCAGGATGGAAGGTAGTGCAGCTGAGAATATGGTGGTTGTACAATCAGATAGTGACTATAAGAAGCTGTATGTATATAAGTACTTTTGGCAAGGGAATGAGAAGATACAGAGTGCTTGGATGACTTTCTCTTTTGCTAAGGATGTAAGAAGTTTCTACTTCATTGAGTCTACACTTTATGTTATAACTACCGACAGTATAGGTACTTACATTGAAACGATTCCTATGGAAAATGGATTGGTTGAAAGTGATAAGAACTATGCTTTATTGTTAGATCATAGACTTCCAGGTAGTTCTACTTTCTTAACTTTTCTAGGTTGGTATGTGAGTTCAACTGTTAATATTAACGGACAGAACATATCCAACGCTACTGAAATAGGTACACAGAGTGGGTTTAAATTCCAAACTGGTATGTCGTTATATACTAAGAATGGTAACAAAAGAGAATTAATCATAGATAACACAGACGATACAAGAGCAGTGGTGAAAGGATTGATTGCTGACTTTGTTAGTTATGGTGCTGATCCTGTACAGGTAGGAAATATTAAATACATCTGTACACAAACACATACATCAGACGCAGCTAAGAAGCCTGGAGAAGGTGCTGATTGGCAAAGCTATTGGAGGATTATAACAACAACTCAAGCAGCAGCGTCTTGGTCTAGTGGGCAGAGCTACACTGAAGAAGTGTTATATGTATGTACTACAGGTCATGTATCTACTGATGCTAATAAACCTCCCTCAAGTCCTGAATGGGGATTAGCTGGTGCTTTTGCTTCTGCTGCTCCGCTATGGCAAGAAGGATATGAGTACTTAGATTTCAATGATTTCTTCATAGGATTTGAATATGATATGTTATACAGGTTCTCTAAGCAGAACTTAAAACAACCTACAGAGAGAGGTGGACGGTCAGCATCTGATTACACATTCCAAACTATTCGTAACGGTAGTATTGAATATGCAGACACAGGACACTTCACTGTAGAAGTAACACCTAAATTTAGAGATAAATACACTTACACTTACAACCCAAGTTTGTTAGCTTCTGTCAGTACACTTAGTAAATTCACACCTGAGACTGGATTCTTTAAGTTTGCCGTACAAGCTCAACCTAATGATGCCACTATCGAAATTAAATCTTCTAGTGCTTTACCAGTGAAACTGTTAGCAGCAGAGTTTGAATCAACAATTATATCAAGGAGTAGAAGATATGGAGGTTAGAATTGAACCTAGTATGGCAGACCTCGATGCTCCTATGTTATATGAGGACTTACGAGAAGAGGATATGATGGAGTGTATTGGATTGATGCACCACCCTAGAGATGCTGTGTACGGATCATTTGAATCAAGCAGTAAATGCTACAGCGTCAAGACAGATCAAGACGGTCTATTAGCTTGCTTTGGAGTTAGTCCGAGAGGGAATGTAGGTATAGCTTGGTTGTTAGGTACTAGGAAATTTTATACGATAAAGAAGAAATTTGTTAAAGAATCACAAGAGTGGATAGATGACTTAATGGATGGATTTGACTACTTAACAAACTATGTCATGGAAGCTAATACACTTAGTGTCAGGTGGTTAACTTGGTTAGGTGCTACTTTTGAAGATTGCAATTATCCTGGTTATAAGTCATTTAAGATAGAGAGGAAGTAATTTATTATGTGTAATCCAGCAATAGCAATGGCAGCGGTATCAGGTGTTCAAGGAGCATTGCAATTCTCAGCACAGCGTCAACAAGCTAAACAACAAGCAGCGTATCAAGCACAAGGACAAGCTGTAGAAAGACAACGCTTTCAAAGAGAACAATCTGCTACTAGACTTAGAGAAGCACAAGACAAAGAAGCAGAAGCTAGGAAGATGGAGCAGTTAGCTCTCGAACAAAGTCAAAGAGTTGCTACAGGTGTCACAGCGATGGGAGAAGCAGGAGCTATATCAGAAGCACCTATTGATGATTTATACGCACAGTACGGTAGAGTTAAATCAGCACAAGCTAGACAACAAGAGTTTAAAGCTGTAGGTACTGAGTTAGCTTTAGAAGAACAAGGGTTTGGATTCCAACAAGAGATGATGAGGTTAAGTAAACCTGTGTCAAAACCTAGTTTACTGCTGTCAGCTTTAGAAACAGGAACAAAAGCAGCACGAGCTTACAAGGAGTTTTCATAATAACATGGCTGAGAAAAGACGAGTAGTAGTACAGGGATTAGGAGGAGCAGTTCCATCTTTACAAGCAGCTATACCAGGAAGTGTAGGGCAAACTAGAACACAACTTCAACAAGCTACTCCTTGGCAAGAATCTAAACTAGGTCAACTATCTCAAGCTTTAGGTGTAGCAGTACAAGGTGTTGGTGAGTTAAAGCAGATAGGTGAGCAACAAGAACAAGAATTTATAGAAGACCTTGCTAATCAAAGTGCTGAAGATATAGACAAAGCACTTAAAGATAACAGAAAAAGAGGAGATCAAGCAGTACGAAAAAATTTAATACCGTTTTTAGGTAATCCTTGGAATCAAGAAAGAGTAAGAAAAGCAGCTGGGGCTTTGTTACACGATGATTTTCAACTCAGACTGCAAAAGGCTTTAGAAGAGTCCGACCCTATGACAACAACGGATCAAGTAGTAAGTGATGTTGTTAAAGAGATGGAGGGTCAACATGAAAGATTAAACGATCTTACAGTAAGACAAGGTTTCAATGCAGCTACAAAAGATACAATTCAAAAATATTCTTTAGCTTATAATAAAGTAAAAGCAGATCAAAACATTGAGGAGTTAATTAGAGCAGGTAAGTCTGTTTTGTTTACTTCGTCTACTTTAGATAGTGAAGGAAAGTTAAACAACATTAAAAACATAAATGAATGGTGGGAAGAGAATGAAGGAGCTTTAAAACCTGCTGATTTATTTAAGTTAATTGAAGATGTAGCCGTTACTCACGCTGTAAGGGGAAATGAAGAAGCAGCTTTAGAATGGGTTGAATATGCGTCTGGTCACTTAAAAGTAGGAACAACCAAAATAGGCGATCCTAAGATAAAAGATGATGATGTTTTTGGACGCTACGGTGCAGAAGAATCTAGGTTGAGAGAGCGTATAGAAAACATCATAACTCAAAAAGGTAATAAAGAAAAAGCAGATGCTGCCCTTGAGTTACAGGATATTGACGATCTTTCTACTGATATATTTAGTAGGATAAAAAAGGGAACTTATACAACAGAAGAGGGTGATGAGATAAGCACTCAAGAAGAAGCCTTTGATTACTTAGTAGGTAAAGTACAGCAGTCTAGTAATCCTTATGTCAAAGGTATTGAAGGTGTTTCTATAGTAAAGAAAGCTCAAACAATGTTTGATATGCCTGAAGACTATGGGTCGTTAAGATTAAAACAAACAGTAGCACAACAATTTACTGGTGTCTCTAGTTTTTCTAGTATGATTAATTTAAAGCGTAGCTCAGTCTTACTTTTACCTGACAATCTAGTAAAGTCTAAAAGTGGTATAGACGGTGAAGTTAAGATTGATCCCACTTTAGAGTTAGAAGCTGATAGGTTAGGTTTTGAAATAGATCAATTAAGACAAGATAAATTTTTAGAAGTTAGTTCAGGTACTTACAAAACAGTAGACGGTGAAGATGTAGTTAACGCTCCTTTAAAAACTCAAACACTTGATATGCAAAACTGGAACAAGCAATACGCTAATATGTTCCAAGAAAAACTAGAAGCTTATGGAGCAGAAAAATCAATAGAGAAAAAAGCTAAAGATAAAATAGAACGAGTTAGACCTACTACTTCTTATATTGATCCATCCACAAAGGTAGATGACGCTACTTCTAAATTTTATGAACCTTCTAATTTCTTTGATTTAGAAAAAGCTGTCAAACAAGGTAACTTTGCTGAAGCTAAAAAAATTGCAGAAGGCTTTACAGGTAAAGGGTTTCTAGGTTTACGCCCTGCCGTTAGAAAAGACGGTCTATTAACAAGAGGAACAGTTATTACAGAAGCTTTAAATCAAATAAAATCACAGACTACTTCAATATCAGAAAAAGAAATAGCTAGGAAAAAAGTTTTGTTATATGGCATAGCTTCTAAAGGGTCTAACTTTTACAACGCTGAAAACATAAAAAGAGGTACTATTAACATTGAAGGTACTGAAATAAAAATTGAAGATAAAGAGGCATTACAGGATTTATCCTTAGTGTATCCAATGATCAGCAAAAAAAGACTACAGCAGTTAAGCAGAGAGACGGACCCAGAAGCCAATGATATATTTGAATTATATAATGCTTTGTTCGGTACTGATTTGAAAGAAGGCGATGAAAAAGATGAAGCAATGGTTAAGGTTTTTATTAGACAACAAGCTAAACTTTACGAATAAATATGAAGCTAGATAATTTTGATTTTAATCCTAAAGAAGATAAAGAGCTTGGAATAAGCGATTATGTGATAGATGCTTTTGCTGCACCTGTTAGAGGTTTAGAAGGTATGGCTCATGGTGTTTACAATTTAGGTGACTTCTTATCTTTTGATTTATTACCTGATTGGGATGAACAAAGATTCTTTGGTCGCTCACAGACAGTACCAGGAAGTTTAATAGAAGGATTAACACAGTTTGCTGTGCCTTTTGGAGTTATAGGAAAAGGGATAAGTGCAGCAGGTAAAGCAGCGAGAGCAGGGCAGATAACAGGTGTAACAGGTAAGGCTGCTAAAGCTTTAACGAAAGGTAAGAAGCCAGGAAAGTTTACTGATCTTAATTTAAAAGGATACTTAGGAGCTGAGATGGCTTCTGATTTCGTAGCTTTTGATGGACAAGAGGAAAGACTAGCTAACTTAATTCAACAGTTTCCTGATTTACAGAATCCAATTACCGAATATCTAGCTGCTGATCCTGATGATAATGAATTAGTAGGTAGAGCTAAGAATGTTTTAGAGGGTGCTCTTATAGGGTTAGGTGTGGGTGCTGTAGCTAAGTCTGTTATGGCAGGTTTGAATGCTATTAAAACTAAGAATGTAGAGATAAATAAAGGAGCAAGCAGAGAAGATGCAGTTACTTCCGCTATGATGAAGTGGGAGGATGAGACTAAGGATTTAAGGTTTGCTGATCTACCTGACTTTGGAAAAAGAAAGAAATTCATTCAAGAACCATTAACAACAGAAGATGTATTACGGAATAAAAGCTTGTTCATGTGGGACGAGGGCTACAGCATCGATGAAATTAGTCGTACTTTAAAAACAAGTGATAAGGAAATAGAAGACTACTTAATAGATATAGGAGAAACTCCTAAAGATTTCATACGAGGAAGAAAAGATTCTTCGTTTCAACCTGAAGTGTCTCAAGAAAACATAGAGGCGGTAGGAATAAACACTGCTATAAGAATGTGGGATGAAGGTTATTCTACTAGTGAAATAGCTAAAACAGTAAACTTACCGCAGAAATTTATAGAAGATGAGTTCATAAGTTTAGGAGAAAACCCTGCGGATTTTATTAAAGGAAGAAAAGACACTGGGTTTGGCAGGGGAAATCTGGAAGTTGCAGCTGAAAAAGAAGAACGAATTGTTTTTAGTAGTGCAATTGAAATGTGGACGGAAGGTTACTCTGTCAGAGAAATATCTAAAAGTTTAAATTTTCCCGAAGATCGTTTAATGGATGAGCTTGTTAGCATGGGAGAAAGCCCTAGAGACTTCTTAGGAAGGAAAGATAGACCGTTCTCAGAATTACCTGCGTTTAAAGAAAGAGGAACAAGTCCTGATTTAAAACGAAGAGTAGAAGAACTTGACGAAACTTTAGAAGACTTTGACGCTACTGTAGAAAGAACACCTAGACCGTTCAAGACCTACGAAGAAGAAGCCATGATGGATATTATTCCTAAAGGGGCTGACACTCTCAAGAGTAGGTTAATGAAGAAGTTCCCTATAAAGGGTGCTGACCCACAAGATGTTGCAGATGTAGAGAAGTTTATCGATGTAATGGGTAAGCGGTTGTTTGGTGATGTATCGTTATCCGTCACTAATAAGATACCATCTGCTGGTCGTTATAACTTTGGTAACAACCTACTACAAATAAGACAATCTGTTATAGACGAGGGTGGTATTACACGAACTATGGTTCACGAGCTTTGGCATGGACTTAGTCGTTATCTTCCTAAAACTGATGTTACTTCTTTAACTAAACAATTTGATAAAGCTAGGAGAGATTACATCAGAAGTTTTGGTGTTGATTTAGAGGAAACTGTTGATCCTTCTACATTACGCACAAGAACAATACCTAAAGAACTGGAAAGATTTCTAAAAGGTAAGCACACATCTGAGAACTATAGGTTTAAAGATGTAGACGAATACTTTGCAGAGGAGATGACCGATGCTTTCTTGAAAAAGTTAGACGAGAAAGATTTAGCTCCTACAGGTACACTTAAAAGAATAGCACAAGAAGTAGCGATTATGTTTAAGGATATGTTTGCTTCTTTAAAATCTAAGTTAGGTATAGACCAAAGGCAGAAGATATTCAACGACTTCTTAAAACAGCGTAATGTAACTAAGAGAGCAGAAGCACCTTTAGATTTTGGTAAGACTTTTGCTGAGTTGCCTGGCTTTAAACCTAGCGATGTTGTTGACGATATAATCAAAGATGCAGACGCACCTACTTTTAGAGTTGGAGGCAAGCAATCATTAACTGGAATGGTTAAGACGATGGGTAAGCTGCCTGAAGGTATGTACCCACAAGAGTTAGCTGGTTTAGCTGAACAAGGTGCAGAGAAGCTTTTGAAGGACTCCAGTAAAATGGAAAAGATGAGTCAAGAGATGCTAGATGAAGGTGTAGTTAATGAGTTAGCAGATGCTATGGGAGCTAACGGAAAGATGATGAACTCTTTAATACAACAAGCATCTAAAGATAAAACCACTCTGTTTCGTATCACAGCTAGGATGAAATCTTTGGAGTCTATGTTAGCTGCTAACGGTAAAGAAATACTAAATGTAGCTGAACAATACAAAAACAAAAAAGGTAAAATAAGTGAAGATGAATTAGAAACCATTGAAGCTCGTTTGAAAACTTTAGTAGAACAACAACTACATATACAAGCTAGTCAATCTGGTTTAGCTAGTGGGTTCGGTAGAGGTCTTAAATCTAGGCAGATGGATGTTAAGATTGGAATAGGACCAAACGAAATAGCTAACACTAAGCTAAGACAAGAGTACCTCAATAAAAGAGGAGGAATGACTGTCGATGAAATGGTAGAAGGCATAATGTTAGCTAAGAACGGACAGGGTGATGACTTGTGGAATACTTTGATACAGATGAATAAAGTAATCCGAGGAGCTGAAGGTGGGAAGTTAATGGATATGGTAGAAGAGTATTATAAAAACTCTATCATGTATGGTCCTCGTACACTTACTGTTAATGCTAGTGGCGGTGCTATGTCTTCTGCTCTTAAAAACTTTGAGCGTTATGTAGGAGGTTGGTTCAGTTCTTCTCCAGATGTAAAGAGAGCTGTAGTTAACTCTGTATCTCAAGGGATGCACATGAAAGATTTAGCTAGGTTTGTGTTGAATGCTTGGAAGAGCGGAGACCATTATATCGGAGATGCAAGGTCGGCTTTTGTTGAGACACCAGGAGGAAGTGTAGGTTCTATCACAGCTAAAAATGTAGAGCGTTTACGAGGTAAGGACATTGAAAGCGATGCTGTAAAGGGTTTCATTGATTTCATGGGTAAGGCAATAAGGATACCCAATAGGTTCAATACTTCTGTCGATCAGATGTATAAATTTAATGAATACAGAACTAGAGCTGATGCTAACCTAAGATTAAAAGCTTACGAACTAGGAATCAGAGACCCTAAGAAAGTTGCCGAGTATGTTGAAGATTCTTTAAGTGCTTTAATAACTCGCTCTAACCGTAACTTTTCTACTGCTCATTTAATTAAAGAAGCAGAACAATTTGTTCAAGGTCCATTTGCTACACCAGCTGCGAGAGAAAAAGCAATAGCTGATTATGTACAGCAAGCACAAAGCGAAGCTTTAGAAACAGCAAGAAGAAATAAACTTGTAGGAGAGGATTCTAGGGATAATGATTTCATGGCTTTAGAAGAGTTAGCTAGAGATTGGGTTGACCCTAATATTAAATCAGCGGATGAAATAGCTTTCTCAGAACAGTTAGGACCAACAATGCAGAAACTACAAGGTTTTGTAAGTGGTGTACCTTTAGGTTTTATTGTCGCTCCTTTTATTCGTACTCCAACAAACATCTTAAAGTTTTCTTTTAGTCGATTACTTGCTCCAGGAGAAATAGCTTACAACACAGCTAAGTATTTAAAAGGTGGAGAGTACGCTAAGAAAATAGATGCCCTTCAAAACGGTAAAGCACCTGCGTTAGAAAAAACTAGGAAATCTTTGTTAGAACAGATTAAAGCTGTTAAAGCTGACGGTTCACCTGATTTAATTGCAAGAGCAGAAGCTTGGGGTAAACTATCTACAGGTACATTATTTAATACAGCTTTAGCTTTTTCTGTTTATCATTTTAAAGATAGAATTAATGGAGGAGGTCCAAAAGACTTTAGGCAGCGTAAGGTTTGGATGGCAGCTGGTAATATGCCTTACAGTATAAAAGTACGCGATACTTGGATGAGTTACCAAAGGCTTGACCCTATAGCTACTATTATAGGTGTTTACGCTGATATGGCAGATTTGTTAGAGGACGGTAAAATGCACAGCATTGATTCCACTGCCTTTGAAAAAATGAGTTCAGCTTTAACTTTAACTTTAACTAGGAACGCAACCAACAAGTCATATCTTGCAGGTATTGATAAGTTCTTTAGTTTAATATTTGATCCTGAGTCTACTAGCGGAGCTAAATATTTAGGTGCGGCAGCAGGTGGTTTTATTCCTAACATCCTTAATCAAGGTCAATCTATAACAGGAGATCAAGAGTTAAAAGAAGCAAGAGATTTTGCCGATGTAATTCTTAAAAGAATACCAGGAGTAGCTATGGATTTAAAAAGAAATCCTCTAGGAGAACCTGTTGTACAAGAATACTTTGAAGGTATAGCAGGTGTTATTAATCCTCTTAATCCTATCATGTGGGGAGGAGAGAAGAACGATGCAGTGTTAACTGAACTAGCGAGAGTTGCACACGGTTTCTCCGCTCCTAGTACAAAACTAGATGGTTTAATTGATCTTACTAATTTTGACGGTCCTAACGATAGAAGTGCTTACGATAGATGGCTAGACCTTCAATCTAAAATTAAAATAAACAACTTAACTTTAAGGCAATCTTTAACTAAATTAATAAACAATAAAGAATACAGAAGTTTAGACCCACAATCTTTTAGTGGTTTACCTAGTCCCAGAGTTGCTTACTTACAAAGAATCATAGGAAGATACAGAAAAGCTGCTAAAATGCAGATGTTAAAAGAATTCCCTGAAATAAGACAAGAGCAACAAAAAATAAAGTCAGCTCCAACTAGGCGAAATGTGATTGAACTTTTACAACAAACAAATTAATAATATATTACCATGGCTAATACATTCGTAGATTACACAGGTGCTGACGGAACAGGTACTGACAACAAAGATTTCGCTTTTTCATTTCCTTATCTTGATGACTCTCACATTGTAGTACAAGTAGATCAAGCGAGTGTACCAGGTGGTGCTTTTGTTACTAAAACTTTAACCACAGACTATACAATAGTAACCTCTCCTTCTAAGCTTATCAGGTTTGTATCTGCACCTGCTTCAGCTGACAGGATAAGAATTAAAAGAGACAGTGCATCTAATACTGCTCTAGTAGACTTTGAGAATGGTAGTGTACTTACTGAAGTAGAACTAGACCGTGCTTACTTACACAACTTATATCTTAACGAAGAGATAGAAGAAGGTAGTGGTAAGAATGTAATGACTAAGAACAGTGCAGGTAACTTTGAAGCTGACTTAGCTAAGATAGTTGACCTTGCTGATCCTACTCTTGCACAGGACGCTGCTACTAAGAACTATGTTGATACTAGAGGATTACAGGATTTTGATGGAGCGAACACAACTTCAGATGTTAACCTTAACAGTAACAAGCTTACTAATGTAACAGACCCTGGTTCTAATCAAGATGCTGCTACTAAGAACTATGTTGATACACAAGATGCTCTACAAGTTACTAAGGCAGGGGATTCCATGTCAGGTAATTTGGCAATGGGTGGTAACGATATTACAGGTGTTAACAGTGTAAGAGATTTAATTGCACCAGCAGCAGGTAGTCACGCAACTAACAAAACTTATGTAGATGCAGGAGATGCTGACCAAGTTAATAAGACTGGTGATTCAATGACTGGTGCGTTAGCTATGGGGGACAATAAGATCACAGGTCTAGCTACTCCCACAGCAACTGCTGATGCCACTAACAAATCTTATGTTGATGCTCAGATTGCTACAACTCTAGCGACAGGTGTTGCAGGTGGTCCAATAGGAACTGCTAACATTGCTGATGATGCTGTCACTGCTGACAAGCTTGCACACACTGCTGTTGTTGCAGGTGATTACACTAACACTAATATAACGGTAGACCAACAAGGAAGGATTACAGCTGCTGCTACAGGTTCCAGTGGTGCTCCTACAGCAAACGAAATACTTAATTCTTTAAAAACAGTAGACGGTACAGGTAGTGGATTAGATGCTGACTTGTTAGACGGTCTAGAGGCTACAGATTTTGCTACTACAGTATCTTTAGGTACTGCTGCTTATGTATCTTTAGGTACTTTTGCTCCTGCTTCACATACTCACACTGCTGCTAACATTACTGACTTTGATACAGCTGTTTCTATTAATGCTACTGTTGCAGCTAACACAGCTAAGGTAGGACTTACTGATAACTCAGTTACTGCTGCTAGAATAAGTGATACTGATAATCAATTCTTAGTAGACGATACATCTACTCAAAAGAAAGTAGTAATTAATGAATTAGGTGCAGATGTAGATTTTCGAGTGGAGGGAAGTGGTAATGCTGATTTAATAAGCACAACAGCAAGTAATGATAATATAGGAATCGGAGGAGCACCTTCAAGTACAGCTACCACTACTTTACTAGTTTCACATATTGACAGTAAATTCTTAGCTACAGGTTCTAATAACAGCACTGTTTGGAGTCAATCTCCTCAAGGGTCTGCTTACTTCATCCTTTATGCAGAAAGTGCAGCCACAAATCAAAAGCGTGTTAATATGGCTATTGATCAAGGAGGAGATGGAGCAGGATTAGGTCAGTTTGGTATATCTTGGGTTAACGATGATGCCTCTGCTGGTCAAGGTATGATTTTTAAAACTGATGGAAGTTTGACCATTGGAGGAGCTTTATCTAAAGGTTCTGGTTCGTTTAAAATAGACCATCCGATTAAACCTGAAACACATCATTTAGTACATAGTTTTGTAGAATCCCCTCAAGCAGATTTAATCTACAGAGGTAAAGTATCTCTTGTGGATGGAGTTGCTCAAGTAAACATAGACACAGCTAGTGGTATGACCGAAGGTACTTTTGTAGCACTTTGCACTGATGTTCAATGCTTTACTTCTAACGAATCAAATTGGGATGCAGTTAAGGGAAGTGTAGCTGGAAACATATTAACTATTAACTGTCAGGACTCTTCTTCAACTGCTACAATCTCTTGGATGGTGGTAGGAGAAAGACAAGATCAGCATATGTTAGATACAAATTGGACAGATGAAAACGGCAAAGTAATCGTAGAACCTGCTAAGTAAGATGACTGAAACAATATCACACTTTCTTGACACTGCACTGGCGATTATAATTGGTGTCTTTGGTTGGATAGTAAAAAAGTTTGCTGATCGATTAGATAAAGATGAAGAGCGTCTAACAAAGATTGAAGTAGAACTTGCTACCCAAAGAGAACGAGACACTGCTGTGGAGAATAGAATGAGTGGTCTTGAAACTACGGTTAAAGAGATTAACGGTAAACTAGAT